GAGAGAATGTAGCTAAAATTATTGCTGATAAAGCAAAAGAAGATGAAATAATAGCTAAACAAGCTAAAGAAGATGCTACAAAATTAACTAAAGCATCTGAGACACAAGAAGTTACATTATCTACATTGAATAAAACGTTATTATCAACTAATAGTGCATTAACTAATTTAACCGCATCAATTACTAATTTATCCAAATCTACAGCAACCGGTGGCATGGGTAGTAAGGCATCCGGTGCAGGTGGAGGAGGTGGTAGTGCAGGAGGTAGCGCAGGTGCAGGAGGTAGCGCAGGAGGTAGCGCAGGAGGTAGCGCAGGTGGAGGTGGTGGTAGCAGTGCCGCAATGTCATCTGGACAATCATCTAAAAAGGCATCGGCTGTTGGATCAGCTCCTGCTATTTCTTTCCCTAGTATGGGATCATCCGGAAGTGACGGTGGCGCAGATGGCAAAACCGGAACAGGAAGTACAGATATGCCTAAAAAGTCAAAGGGTTCTAGTGTAAGTCTTGATGAAAAAGCAGTCAAAGACATGATTATCAGACATGAAGGTAAAGTAAATAAACCGTATAAAGATAGTTTAGGATTATGGACCGTTGGTGTAGGTCACTTAATTGGTGATGGTAAATCATTACCTGACTCTTGGAATAGAGAATTTAGTGATGCAGAAGTTATGAAAATGTTTGATGAAGATTACAATCATCATCGTAAAGCAGCCGAAGGTATACCAGGATTTGATAAATTTAATAGTGCAGGTCAAGGCGCGCTGACTGATTTGACATTCAATATGGGACCTAGTTGGTATAAAAGATTCCCAAATACGGCTAAAAAAATTGAAGCGGGTAATGCTGAAGGCGCAGCCGAAGGATTACGAGATAGTAAATGGTATGGTCAAGTAGGTAAACGTGCCCCAACTATAACTGGATTAATATCACAAGGTGGTTTGCAAGCTAAAGACGGTGGACTAGCAGATGGCCCTATAGAGGGTTACCCGGCAACTCTGCATGGCAATGAAGCTATATTACCATTAAACCCTGACTCTGTTATCACTAAGTTATTAAACACTAGTGAAGCACAATTAAAATCGGAAATGACTAATAACACTACAAATAACACTTCTACTCAGGATGATTCAAATCAAATTATGTCAGATTTATATGCAATGATGGAAGAAAAGTTTGATGCAATGATTGATGCACTTGAAGATGGAAATAGCCAGACTGAAAAGCTAGTCAAGTTTTCTGCTGTATAATTGATTTCATACTAAATAATATATAATATTATGACCTACAAAAAACGTTTCACAAACAAGAGTGGTATATCTAGCCCGATCGGCGGTGGCAATAGCACCGGTTCATGGAACGGTAGCCCAGGACAAAACAATTCACCTACTGGTGGATGGAATAATTCTGAAATGGGTTATAAAAATTACGGTAGCCGTCTTCCAGAAGTCTATACTGGTCACCCAAATCGTATTGAACGATACAATCAATATGAGATGATGGATGTTGATGCTGAGATTAACGCATGTTTAGATATCTTAGCAGAGTTCAGTACACAGAAAAACGAACATAACGATACACCATTCAATCTTCAATTCACTGAAGATCCTACTCCACATGAAGTAGAATTACTAAAAACTCAATTACAACAATGGTGTAAACTAAACGAATTTGGTACAAGAACTTTCAAAATCTTCCGTAATACTGTAAAGTACGGAGATCAAGTATTTGTGCGTGATCCAGAAACATTTAAATTGTTTTGGATTGACATGACTAAGATTATTAAAGTTATTGTTAACGAAAGCGAAGGTAAGAAGCCTGAGCAATATGTTATCAAAGACATTAATATTAACTTACAAAACTTAACAGTTGCTACTAAAACTAATACAGACTTTGCGGCTAATCCTGCAACAGGTAGTGGTGGTACAGGTGGTGGAGGCGCAGGAGGTGGTTATACTGTTCCAAGTATGCCGTATAATACAACTGGTAGTCGTTTTACATTGGGTCAAGCGGAAAGTGCTATTGATGCCAAACACATTGTTCACTTGAGTTTAACAGAAGGTCTTGATCGTTTTTGGCCTTTTGGTCAATCAATATTAGAGAACATCTTTAAAGTTTATAAGCAAAAAGAATTATTAGAAGACGCTGTTCTAATCTATCGTGTACAACGAGCACCAGAGCGTAGAATGTTTAAGATTGACGTTGGTAATATGCCAAGTCACTTAGCTATGGCTTTTGTTGAGCGTATTAAGAATGAGATTCATCAAAGACGTATTCCAAGTGTACATGGTGGTCAAGCTATTGTAGACGCTACATATAATCCATTATCAATGAACGAAGATTACTTCTTCCCAGTCACTGCTGATGGTCGTGGAAGTAGTGTTGAAGTATTACCCGGTGGACAGAATTTAGGTGAAATTGATGACTTAAAATACTTCAATAACAGATTAGCACGTGGACTACGTGTTCCAAGTAGTTATTTACCTACAGGCCCTGATGACAATACAACACCATTAAGTGATGGTCGTGTTGGAACAGCTATGATTCAAGAGTTCCGTTTTAATCAATATTGCGAACGACTACAAAAGTATTTGAGTAATAAACTAGACGAAGAATTTAAACTATTCTTGCGTTGGAGAGGCTTTAATATTGACTCAGGATTGTTCACACTAGAATTTAATCCTCCACAAAACTTTGCCGCTTATCGTCAAAGTGAATTAGATAATGCACGTGTATCAGTATTTGGTACAATGGAAGCATTCCCTTATATCAGTAAGCGTTTTGCTATGGAACGTTTCTTAGGATTGACTGAAGAAGAAATCACTAAGAATGAAAAAATGTGGCGCGAAGAACATAATAAAGATTCAGATATTGAGCCTACTGGTAGTGACTTACGTAACATTGGCGTATCTGCAGGTGACATTGAGACTGATATGGATACAGCAGATACTATGGAAAATCCTCCAGAAGAGGGTGTTGAAGGTCCTGAAGTTGCAGGCCCTGTAGGTGACGCCGCAACAGGTGGTGTAGCAGGCGGAACCCCAGCTCCTGCAGGCAACGCAATGTAAGATAAATAATAGTATGAAACTATTTGAAATGTATGATGCACCTTTACAGGGTTACCAAGATGTTGAAGCAGACAACAGTAAACCTAAGTGGAAAGAAAGCCGCAAAACTAAACTTACACTAAAACAGATTCGTAAACTTAGAAAAATGATGGATGTTCGTAACTTTGAAAGACAGAAACATTTGAAGAAAGTACATGAACAATATGGTGCAGTACCAGCAGATGGTGCTACTCCAACCGCATAAACTATATATTTTAATCAAAAACGCAAAAAAACAGCACTTATTGTGCTGTTTCCATTGATACCCACTAAATATAATACACAAAGCCATTACTTAGGAGAAACATACAATGGATAACAAAAAATTTGAAACACTTATTGATTTGATTATTAATGAGAACGAAGAACAAGCCCGTGCATTATTTCACGATATCGTAGTTGAGAAAAGCCGCGAAATCTATGAAAACATGATGAACGATGAAATGGATGAACAGATGGGTGGACAAGTAGGCCAGATGATGGACGAAATTTCTGCTGAAGAATCTGGTGTTATTGAAGGTGAAGATGAAGAAGAAATCGACTTTGATGACGAAGGTGATGACGAGATTATCGACATTGAAGGTGGCGATGATGAAGAAGGTGGCGCAGAAGTTGAAGACCGTCTAGTAAGCATTGAAGATAAGTTAGACCAATTGATGGCTGAATTTGAAGATATCATGGCTGACGGTGATGCTGACGAATTTGACGCAGGCGAAGAAGAAATGGACGCAGGCGAAGAAATGGAATTGGGCGCTGACGAAGAAGCCGCAATGATGGAAGCTATCACACTAAAGAAAATTTCTGTTACACACGGTGACAACGGTGTTCAAACAAGAAGCACAAATTTAAATAACAGCGGTCAAGCTGGTATGGATAGTAAGCCAGTTAATTTCTCTGGTGGTACAGAATCTAACCCAACAGGCCCAAAAGGTCCATCTAATGCATATAGCAAAGGTGAGTCAAGTGTAAAAGGTGCAGGATCATTTAAAAATTCTCCAGCACAAAACAACGCAGACTTAGAAAAAGCCCCCGCCCCATCAAAGGGTGATAATGGTGTAAATTCTAAGAGTCCAGTAGCTGAATCACGTACAGCTAAAAGACGCATCTAAAGGAATCTGAGAGAATGGCTTTGTATCTCAAAGAACATCTGACATTCGACCGTGCTAGCATGGTTGTTGAGTCGTCAGGTGAGGGCGCATTGAAGAGCCTTTATATGAAAGGTATCTTCATTCAGGGTGGGGTAAAGAACGCCAATGAGCGTGTTTACCCCGTTTCTGAAATTGAAAGTGCTGTCGATACATTGAATAAACAGATTCAAGAAGGTTATTCAGTTTTAGGTGAAGTAGATCACCCAGATGATTTAAAGATTAATTTAGACCGTGTATCACATATGATTACATCTATGTGGATGGACGGAGCTAATGGCTTCGGCAAATTAAAGATTTTACCAACTCCAATGGGCAAGCTCGTAGAGACTATGCTAGAGAGT